TCCCGGACATCTGGAAGAGGTATGCGGACTTTGCGAAACAGGTACCGGTAGGAGGTCCCACTCACGACATAGCAGGGCTACGAGACGAGATGCCATGATTACTGTCCTTGACCCAAAGACTGTCGTTCGTCACATCCCGCGAGTTATGGTCGGTGATCTCGAGGTGACTCACGAGATGATGGAACTTCTTGATGAGCTTCTTCAGGTTGGTGACGGTTACTTCGGTAGGGTCGTCATTCATGACCGTGATGAGGGAAAAAAGCTTGAAGCACACGGCTTAGCCTTTCGGTCCAACCGTGGGAGTTATCACGCAGGCCCAAAGTTGAGTGACTGGATCGCAACGCACAGCACCGCGGTTTATCACGGTCTTAACGAAAGTCGACGCCGGGCATATCCGTTTGGTGAGTCGTGAAGCCTGAAACCGTTACCCTCTTTCGTGAGATGTCGGAGCTAACAGCACCAGAGTGTGCCAAGAACTGTAAGATTCCACACTCGTGTTGTGATGACATGTATTGTGGTATGGCCGAAGAGATCGCACTCGACCAACACGGCATCACACTCACACGAACTTCTCACCCGACATTACGATTCATGGGTCCAAACGGTTGCACCGTTGAACCTCACCTACGACCGTTGTGCACGCTACACACCTGTGCGGTCAACAGCCACGGGTTCAAACCAGGTGACCCAGAGTGGACGAAACGTTACTTCGACCTTCGTGAGAAGATCGACCTGACATTTTTAAAGGAGAGTGAATGAAGTTCATCAGTGACAACGTCGAGTGGAACGGCTTTCAGAAGATGAGCACGTCGGCTCTGCAACACACGCTCCTCGTCATTGCGTGGTTCGACGGTGAACCCGAACTGTGGAACTGTGACGGTGATGACGGGGTCGAATCACTTCGTCGTTACTACCGTAATGACTGGGGTGATCGTGACATCCCATTCACCATCAGTGTCATCACCGGAAAGGAGAACGTATGCGTTACCTAATCGTTGCTCTCGTCCTCGTGTCCACTAGCGCGTTCGCGCAATCGCCTGTGTATTCCAACCTGGACTACACAGGACGACGTCACGCGGGCTATATCTTCCACGAGAAGAGCGACCAACCGACGACACCGTTTGTCATGCCGCAGTCGATCATCGACTCTGCACGTGACACTCAGCTGCTCCTCGATGCACGTCAGTACCGAGGTCCAACGTTCACCATCAGCCAGTATGACCCGTCGTGGCCGTTCACGGCCGCACAACGTTTACCGCCAGTAGAACCACGCCGACGTGAACAGATCTACTACGGCGGTAACTTCGTGCCGTTAACGCCAAACGGTCCGCTGGTTAACCCAGATGTGTTTCGTAGTCCGAATCCGGTTCGTAAGAAAAAATAATAACCGGACGGAGATCTCTCTCCGTCCGGCCTAGTGACCACACCACGCACCTACAGACCGGGGCAGCCTGCACTCCAGGCGGCACGCATGTGATCGACTACTCCTTCGGTAACAGTGTCTTTAAGAACTCACGTAGCTCGTTAGCCTCGAGCTTCAGTAGCCCACTCTCCGTGAGTAATCTCTCGATGAGCTCTGCGTCAGTCGGCATGTTATCAGCGTCGGCCGGATTGGCGGCGGCGGCCGCATCACGGATCTTTCGCACCGAGTTGATGATTCCAGCCGCTAGAACGATCAGCGGATTGATCTGCCCGATGACGTTGATGAACGCATCACTTGCGGTTTTTCCTTCACCCGTTCCCATCTTAACCTCCAAACACCGCGAACAGTAACGCGGTGACGTTTGTGAACATGTTGGCGACCAGAGCGCGAGCCTCGGGTTCCAATGGCAACAACGCGCTGTTAGTCAAGATGCCCTGTAGCACCGTTAAGATGAGGCGCGCCTTCTGCTGTAGGTCAACCTTATCAGGCTCGAGCGTCGCGTTGTCAAGTAGCGTTAACACCTGACCGAGTTCGAGGCCAACGTTCGCGGCCTTTTCGATGTTATCGACGATCTTTAACGCGTCGGCCGGTTGCACGCACGGCTTAGGAACCGTCGGCTGACACGTCGAAGCCTTCAACACCGGCAGTGTGGCACGCAGTCCAGCGATCACCTGTGTGGCACGCACGGCCGTCTTTGCCTCAACCGAGGTGTTCGGAGGTAACTTTGGCCCACACGCCAACATCACACCAACGAGTGTTAGAACCAACACACACTTGATAATCATTGTGTCTCCTTACGAAAGTTTACCGATGACGAGTCGAACCTTTCCCTCATGCTTGAACTTCTCTCCTACCTTGATGGGACCCGACCTCTCAACGTCGCCCGTGACCGGATTGATGACCGTGAACTCTGAACAGGCGCGTTCACACGGGAGTGGGTTGCCCGATGTCTCGACAGTATGAAGCACGGCGGCGAATCTACCGTCGGCGTGATGTGACGCGTCAAACCGGGTTGGATCAACGGCGGCCATGATTCGCGTTCCCTTAAATCGATCACCCGAGTGAATCACGATGGTGAAGTCGGCGATGTCATCCGGTAACCACTCCGTGAGACGTGCCACCTCATTGAAGCCCGGCATCTCCTCGACGAGGCCCTCTCCGAACACACCCGCACCGGACATGAAGGTGAACTGTTGACCCGAGGTTAGCGCACCTAACACCACTCCACATAACACCTCAGGATCATTCACCTGACCGACAGACACGCCCGGACCACCACCGACCGGCTCCCGGTTCCACACCTTCTTGTTGTGATCACGAATCGTCTGATCGTAACCGTAGCCGCGATAGTGCTCGATGATATGATCGTGTGAACCGCGGTTACCGTGTACAACGATGCAAGTAGCAGGATCAGGCGCGAGCGCGATGAGTGAGGCAGGATCCTCAGACTCGAGTCCCTGTCCGCCGGGATCACCGAGGCCAACACACGATGGTAGCCAACCCGCACCGCGTTCAAAGGCCCAGATCATGTCCTTAAGTAACTGCACGTCGATAGGATCACCACCGCCGTTCTGCCACGGTTCATTCAACGCAAACAGCGCACCTAACACTTCGGATCCTATCGAACCGAGGCTGCCAAACATGCGCCCGACGCTCTCCATATGTGTGATCTTTTGTCTTGTCGTCAAACCGTTGAGATCACCGCGATCACACATTACCTTGAGCTTAAGCTCGTGACAGAACAACAATAACTCTCGATAGCCTTCCCAGTAGCCGGGAGTAGGTGAGATCGTTCGACCAGAGTGCGAGATAAACTGGACAGGTGTGAGTTCTTTACCCAACCACGCCGTCCATGGTGATTCACCATCACGGTTCTTATCGTAGTAACCGAGGACATCACAGTAACGGATGCCTCCATACTTGTTAGCGATGATGCGTAGCGAATTCTTAACACGCTCCCGCTTCTCAAGTCTAAACCAGTCAGACAGAAATGACATCGTGTGACAGAATAGGTAGATCTTAGGACCCGTCTCGTCGAACGACTGCCACCCAACTTGTTTGAGCACACCGCTTAGGCGATTGCGATTTTCGGTGACGGGTAACGGAATGTTCCAGATGCGACGAATAGCACCGAGGACCTTGTTCGTCGCACGCTCGTGATTCAAACCGTTCGCACGTGCGATTCGGTAATCACTACCCCACCGTGTGTAACCTAAACCGTCAACATCTTGTGGTTTATTAGGATGTTCGTCACGATAGGCGGCCCGTAGCGCGTCAATAAACGCTTGACAATCGGCATCCATCTCTGGCTGCCACGGCACATCATACGGGCCCGGAGGTGTTGGTAGTGGTTGACCACCAGACCGAATCGCATCGATGGCGTCAGAGACGATCTGAAACGAGAGTGATGTCGATAAGCCGTTAGCACGGTGCATGCGCCACTCACTGGGCCAACGAACCGAACCGATCGCATCAATGCTTCCGCCGGTGTACTTTGACTGAAGCTGAATCCAAAAACCTCTTGCCTCTTCGTCGAGCTGAGGTGGCCACGGAGGACTGGAGTTTGCCATACTTGCCCCTTTTTGTTGATCCGTTACTGAATCCTATAGAAACGATGCGTTCCGATCACCATGACCGGTTGAACGCCAACCGCCCAAGCTGGAGGCTTGGGCATCCACGACGCATAGTAGTGATCAGCGGTTGCAACCCGATCTTCAATGGCTCCACTGATAATACCCTCTGCAACCCACAGCTGTTGTGGTGGCCACGGTGCGAGACCGGATTGTGCCGTCTCACAACGTCTCATGAGCATGTTGTAGTTGGCCTCACCACCCTGTGGGATCCAGCAGCTAAACTGCCACTTAGCTAAACACACACCTGCCCACGTGTCGGCGAAACGTTTAGGACGTAACACCCTATTTCTTATTACACAACCAACGGCGACCTCACCCTCGATCAGTTCAGCCCGTGCTTCGGCCCAGATGGTCATCGCGACGACCTGTGTAGGTGTAAGCTTTGACTTGATGCCAGCATCATTTGGATAGAGTTTCATACTTCTTCCTAGAACGGTCTTAACAACGCACGTCGTAACAAGTCGTCAAGTGTAAACTTAACACTTGACGCCGTCACAGAATAACGTGGTCGGTGAGAACTTTCATTATCACCAAAGACGTGAATCTTGTCAACGGTCACATCGGTGATGAGTAGATCGGCGACGATAGGTGGGTTTGTAAGGTTGAACTGAACAGACGCACCACTTATAGATTTCATATCCCACGTTGAGTAAGTCACCGTCCAGATCGGATCTTTGAACAGTGTGAGTTCGGCGTTTCCACGTCTCAAAAGTTCTGCATCTGAACGTAAGGTGTCATCAAGGATGATGTACTCGTGAATGCCATCACCACCTTCGATCGTTGCCATTGCAAGCTGTGATGGAAAATCTTCCACTTGCATCCAGATCGCAACCTCATCACCTTCACGTACTGGGTGAGTTAACCCGGTTACATTCTGAAGTATGAACACTCGCCTAGGTTGCTGTGGTGGCGGACCTAACAACGTTGGACCACGATTTGCCGTGCGCTGCCAGCTAAACACACGTGTCGGCTTCGTGTCCTCGATGGCCTCACCGACTTGGCCGACCACGCCAAGTTGTCCACCGATGTAAATGTTATTGTTGATGGTCATGCACAATTCAGGCTCGGTCCAGTCAGCAGAAACGAAGTTATCGTTATATGCTTCCTGCCTGTAGATCTTGCGCGCCGTGGTGCCAGGAGGTCCACTTGCAATGCCCCAGATAAAGGATCGGCTACCGGTGTAGTTTTCACCCGAGTTCACAAGTATCGGTGGCGTCTTTTTACCGTTCGCGTCCACCCTAACTTCACCTATCGGTGGGATTAGGTTACCGAGGCTCTCATCTGATTTTGTGTCAGTCCACTCTGTGGCGCCGTTAGCGATGCGCCCAGCCTCGTGCATGTACTGCCCTATCTGCGGATCGCCCGGTAGCGACACGAGCGAACGCCGCCAGAATATTAGCTGTGTTAGACGCGGATCTCCAAGCGTGCCTATACCTTCGAAGCGAAGCGCGCCAGGGATACCACTTCCGTCTGCGCCAACACCGATTGCCATGCCGTTAGTCATGATGCCACCGAGCGAGTCGGCCGCGCCAAGCTGATACTCAGAACCTCCGTAAGGGATAAAACCCTCTCCTGGTAGGCGAACGAAGGCGCTAAAACTCGACATACCAGCTGCAGAAGCCTGCAAGATCTCGCCGGTCGGATTCCCGTAGGTGAACTCGTGGTTATTGTTACCGCGCTGCGACTCCTTCCCGTTGATGATAAACGCCACACTATAGCGCACACGCGTCTTAATGACGCCTGCACTTGTGTTGTCGGCGTTCGCGCCGCAGGTGGGAGGTGTGAACGCGCTAGCGTCAGGTGGCGGATAGATCAGACTTTCAGTCACACCCGTGTAATTCGCGATCTGACAACCGATGATGATCTGACCACCACTCGGGTTGAAGATGTCCTTACCGTCAACCTGAAGTTGAACGGGCACGTCTGAAAATGCTATCGACACTGCAGGACGAAGTACGATTGTGTAAGCTGCCCACGAATCTGTTAGACTATTTGAGCCACCACCATACTGAGACGGGTCTACAGGACTAGATGATGTCCACCTCGCGTAGCCTGAGCCGATCATCGCGTTTGTGGTGTCAACGACATTGCCTGTTAGAAAATCACTCTCAAAGTTAACCGGAGATATGTATGATTCTCCAACGGATGATGCGCCACCAGCACAGACAACGATCACAGCACCGAGTGAAGACGGTGTCACCTCTGCCGGATCCGGACGTGCGGTTCCAACACCGGTTAAACCAATGGATGTAACGTCAAGTGGAGCAGTGGCATGCACATCTCTAAACACTTGCACGGTGTAACTTTGAGCATCAGCGACGTTGCCTGAGCTTGGTAATGTGAAGGATGTGTCTGGCACCACGCCCATGCGTTTCCAAGACACATTCATACTGGTGTCATAGTCAGCTCCTGCCACGTTAAGCTGACCAAGTGCAGTATAACCGCTAATCGCGCATGCAGGATTTCTACCAACTGAACCCACCACAACGGTGATGATAACGATATCACCAACCGTTGGAATAGTGTCACTTCCACCTTCTAGTTCAAAGTTAACTGGCACCGCACTAACAGCGCCAGGGCGACCACCGATCTGACCGCCGACATACTCGATTCCTTGACCGCTCTCATCAACTAACAAATGTGCAAACGCACCTCGCACAAATACACGGTTTCTAATCTGTGAAATGTCCTTATGAAGCGTGATGGGAATATCACGTAACAGATCTATGTTCGCGTCGTTAATAGGATCTGGTGGTGAAACGGCCTCGAACTGAAAGAGGTGTATAACTTTGTTCTTATCAACGCGACACTTACCGTTGATGAGTGAACAGATCTTTGAAAAGCATTCAGTAAAGTTCAACTGTCCATTAAACTCAACGCTGATCTTTGGCAAGTCTAATGCGACGCCTGCACCTGAATAATCAGACGGAGCGTAATCTGCAATGAGTGATAGTGCAATTGTGGTCGCTGAAACATCATAAAAACAACCAAACGGCCGTCTCTTATTTAGCAACCACTTGTGGTCCGCGATCGTTGCATCCCAAACCAGTTGTTCCTTAAGCCCCTCATAACGCATGAGCGTAGCTTGCACCAGACCACCGGCTAATACACCAATACCATCTCCCATGTCAAGTTGGACGTTTGCACCAAGTTGCGGCTCCTCCTCATCAGTGAATGATGAGATGTTTGGTGAATCGTTATATGCATCATGAATGGTGATCTCAGGATCACGACGTAACGTACCGTCCCAAACCTGACCAACCATCGGAGTATACGTGAACACTCCCTCACACGTGATGGCACGAACCTTATTACCTTGCCACGTTGAACTAGACGTACCGGCGATCGAAAACGACGTCAGCAAGATCTCAGGTTCGATTCGTAGTGGTATACTAGGATCGTGCCACGTGTACTTCGGAGCCCAGATCAACTGTGGAGGCAAACCGCTCATAAGCTATCCTGCTACGGTGGTAAAGATCCCGTTCCACGTAGTGGCAGTAGTGTTGCTCTTCATAACGTCAAGTGTGGCCAGTGCGGCATCATTGAAGATTCGCACAAGGTTGAACGCGGTCATGATACCGTCAATCGTCTGCATCGCGTTGGCTAACGGCACTGGCATGAAGACGATCGGATGTCCGATCACCCAGTTAATCGCGCCTGTTGCGATGAGAGACGTATCATACTGTAACTGATCTAAATCCTTCACACCTGTGTCGCTGGCAGCTAGTGGCATAAACCAGCTATTCACCGGAAGATCAATGCGTGCAGCAGCAGCGGCACTCACGCCTGCAGTAGATGGGAATGACACAGCATCTGTGCCAAGCTCATTACGATACTTGCAGACTGTCCAGTTGTGTGCACCAGCCGCAAGTACCGTAAACACCTCAGGAAACGCAAAGTTGCCTCCGGCAAAATCAGCAAGCCCCGGCGTACTGCTCTGATAACGCGTCGGCACACCGGTCACTGACTCGGTAGGGTTTGAGTTCATCGTCTTTGCAACTTGAAAGATTCGATCATAGAGCAGTAGTTGACTTGGCCCAAGATCGGCCATGATCGACGCATCTACGAAGTGCTGCGTGTCGGTTCCCGCAGGGTTAGTAAACGGGTACGCCCCTAACGTGACACTAGTTGGTGCATCACCGCCTGGAGCTGCCGAGGCTGCCGCACCAGCGCTGGGCGAACTTCCGTATCCCCAATGAGAATAAGAGGCACCAACCACATGCGTCACACCAACCTTATGCATGTGAAATTTTCGCGACTTCCCACCTTGCGTAGCCTCGAGGATGAGGTCCGATACGCTTGAAAATCCAGTGTTCAGTTGCGTGAGCTGACGACGTGACGCGTTACGAAAGATGCGCTTCAGACGCTGCTCGTAGTAGTCGATTAGCGGGGCCACCTGACCGGCAGTGATACGACCTCGAAAGTCACCACCACGGCATACGAAGACCGCACCTGGAACGTTACCAACGGCGATCGGTGGGCCATACCAATCTTTCATGGAAGCTGATATCTGTTCAACCGTTGCCGTTCCGAGCCATCGCTCAAGCTTATCGCTGTGAGTTGCGAGTCTCATTACTTGTCTCTCTTTCTACTCTTCTGTGATCACACTAGTGGTGTCAAGGCGTGGAACCGCGCCAAGTGACACGTTAATGTTGGGTGTTAACGCGCCACGGTAGATGATTCGATCTGAAATGCCATCACCGACACTGATATGCGTGATAGGTCCACCCACTCCGTCGGTCATCTCGGCAAAACTAATGGGTGCCGCAGGTGATACAGAATTATTCGTCACGGTCCAACCAGCCGTTGTGCGTGGAACCGGAACTCGAAGATAACCGGTGTATGCGATCTCATTTGTCGCTTGTGTACCTGCCTCACCTGGGTCGGCCGTATGTAGTGCGACGACCACATGTGTAAGTGGCGCGATAACTTGGTCTTGTGCAAGGCCATCAATCGTTATTGCGTTAAAGATTAACTTGAGCAGCGCGTTCTCGAAGTAGTTACTTTTTGCCATGCGCTTCCCTTACGGTATCGGTGTGACCATCTTGATATCCACAGGCCCAACCTGATGAGCCGGAGTCACGCACGTGTATTGCGTTGAGTTTACGAACACGATGCTCGTAGCTAACACATCATCAAAGTAGATAAGCATGCCCGATACAAAACCGGAACCGTTGATGGTGATAGCTGTTCCACCAGCCATGCTACCATTTGATGGCGTGATCGCATCACAGTCAATGTTCAACTCTGCTAACTCTGTGTATTCATATAGATCATCACCGACGTCAAATCCACCATCATCTGGATTCGTTACGGTGACGTCTACTAATCCTAACGCATGCGGGGGAACCTTACACGTAATCGACTCGGGACTATTTACGACCACATCAATCGCAAAGAGATTTGCAAACAAAACCTCACAGTTAGGATCAAAAAGTGTTCCGATGACCTCAACCGTGTCACCACCAGCAACGTTACCGTTGTTAGGAATCACCTCGATGATCGTGATACCAGTCGCAACCACGGCGAAGTTGAACGCGGCGTCAGTTAGTGTGCGATGCGCCCACGTGCCGCCTGTCTTGACGAGAATGTAGTTGTCAGTCCCGGCATTGTATTCAGGTGCTGCGTAGAGTTCGCCGTTCCACGACAGCATGGCATTAAACCAACCGAATGCGGACGTCGGGTTATCAGCAAGCGAGTCGAAGTCCATCGACCACGTAGTGCCACTGCGCTTCCAGATCTGCATCACCGAGAACGTGGGCGTGTAGAAGAAGGCGTAGAGGTCTCCCTCGTGCACCGCGCCAGCGCGGAACGTGCCGTACTGCACAGCCGCGTCCGGCGGCGAGATGTCCGTCCACGTGCCTGCGGCGTCGCGCTTAAAGATGGTCTTGTTCGGTGTGCCTCCAGCGGTCTTGTTCTGGTAGAACAGGTAGAGCACGTCGCCATCAGCGAGCATGTGCGCGAGCTGGTGATTGCCGCTTGGGTCGAACCCGAAGACGCTGCCTGCGGTCACGGCGATGTCAACGACCCAGCTACTGCCGCCCCACCGCAGCACGGCGTCGCTGCCGCCTGTCCTCATGGCGAACAGGTCGATGTGCGCGCCGGTCACAGGATCCGACGTCATCGCAATGTGGCCAGCAGTCGTTCCGGATCCGATCAGCGACGCCGCATCTGCCAGCATCGTCCATGTCTCTAACGCATCGTCCCAGTAGCCGACGTTCGGTGTGACGTCGTGGTTGAAGGCAGCGTATAAACGGGCATCATCCCTGCTCCACGCGAGGCCGCTGGAGTTGTAGCAGTCAGTCGGTGTGCCGACGAGTTCGACGACCGCTGCGCCGTCCCACGTGTAGATGGCTCCGCCGTTTGTCGGGTAATCTTGGTTGCTACCCCAATAGACTTGGTCGCGCGGCCCTGCACAGAAACCTCGTGGTGAGGCGATGTAGTGATCGTCAACAGCTAAGACAAAGTTGACACCGTCATCTGAATACAGGATGTCGACGTTGCCAGAGGTGCTGTCGGTACGCGCAGCAAATAATCGACTCATGGTTTATACAGTCCCGAACTGACGACCAGACTTTAAGTTACGCATTAGAATGTCACCGATCTGTCGTGCACTCTCCTCGGCCGTCCCGTTAACGTGAAAGGTATTGTTAATGTCACCCCAACCCTTACCAACTACACCAGCAGACGCTGGTGCAACAACTTGATTATTGGCTAACGTAGGTCTCGCGGCGGCTGTAGTTAAGTCAGACGGAATACTTCCGCCCATCGCAAGCCATAGGTCGATCGCTTTTTGATTAAAGCCATTAATGCCACTACCAAGTGCCGCAAACGCGTCTTGAGCAGCCTTAAGTATTTCTGGAAGTGAGCCCATGCCACTGGTGACCATCTGTCGCATGTCTGCTGCGGTAATGCCGTGTCCAAGACCGGTCGCCGCCTCTAAAAATTGTGCCGATGTGTAACGATCACTTACGATCGTCATAGTGCGACGAAGTTCCATCTCCTCTTTTAGCTTTTGATTAACCGCTTCCTGTTCATCAGCTAACTTTTTCGCGGCAGCGGCCGCAAGTTCCATTGAATTTTGATGTGCGAGTCCGTAACCGTGAACCGCGTCTTGTGCTGCGGTGATCTTATCGCGCATCGCGTCCCAGACATCCTGGTTAAACGTCTTACCGCTTAAAACCATCATGTCAAACTCGCGTCGATACGCGTCGGCGATCTCCTGTAGCGCCTCACGTGATTGTGCTACGATACCATTCCAGTTAGTACCGTCCTGTGCGATCTTATCATCACGAAGCTGACGCTCTTTATTTGCGATCTCTACGTTATGGGCAAAACGCATATCGAGAAACTTTATCGCCTGTTGGTATTCCTTCTCAAACTGCGCGACCTTTTGTTGGTGTGCGGTTGCACTCGTGCTTAAATCAGAGGCCACAAGTGTCTCATCGAGTTCACGAATCTTAAGTTTTGCGTCGGAGTAAGCCTTAAGTGCGGTGATGTTTGTCTTATAATGCTCTGCGATCTCCGTCTCTCGCATGCCTAATTTTCTAAGAGCTTCGATCTGTTCAAGTGTGACCTTTGTATTCGCCAACTTCGCTAATGAATAGAACTCTTCAGCTAAGCGACTAGTTATGATGAGATTATAACGCCTCGACTCCTCATCATTTAGCTGCTTACCCTTTTCGATCTGTTGATCCCACAGTTGGATCGCCATCTTCGAACCTTCATGACTAAGCAACTGGTTCAAGTTCAGTTTTGCGATGGCCTCACTTGTCACATCGAGCTGTCCAGCCGCCGCCACGAGTGAACCAAATAAACTGTCAAGAGCTGCCTTGTGTGCCTTCTCCCACTCGGAAAGCTCGGCCGTGACTGATGCAGCTTTAGCCGTCTTCTCTGCCACATCTTTTAGATGCTCTGGCCATGCCTTACTAACCTCATTAAGATCTGTGTATGAAGTGCCTAACGCCGTGTTGATACGCACGAGGTTCTGACGATCTATCACGGCCTGTTTTTCGGCACTCGCGGCACGTTCAGCGTTTTCTGTCCACAACTTATAAGCTTGATAAGCTGCGGTGATCACCGCTGCAGCAGCGGCCACAACAATGATACCAGTTGCCATCTGTGCTAAGAAGACGGCTCCAGAACCTGCGGCAATAGCTAAACCTTCGCCTAAGGCTGCAGTCTTAAGGCGTAAAGCAACAAATGCTGCACCACTTACCTCGAGGACGTTCGGAATGTATTCACTAAACAGTTTACCAACTGAGATCGTCGCATCGCTAATCGTAGCCCACTCGGATACGATGCTACGCATGCCACCCTCGCGAACCTCACCGGAGATGCCTTCCATCGACGCTTGAATGGTTGAAAACGCTTTGCTGGTGATATAAAGAGCGGCGCCCGCGAGTGCTGCATCTCGTGCGATGTTCTTTAACCAGTCGGGAATCGCGTTCCACGCTTTAACGACAGTGTCGATGACGTTACCGATCCACGTCTTAATCTCACCAAACGTCTTGATAATCGGTGGGCCATATTTGCCAACGAAGTCGGCAAAACGATTAACCCACTTAAGTGCCCATTCCATCATGTCTTGACTACTACCGCCAAATGCTTTCTCAATGGCACCTTTGATCGCCAGAAAAGCATTCGTCACATTAGGTGACTTTGCGATCGCACTCTCAAATTCGTTCACCCAGTTCTTAATCGCAGTTGACACTTGATGTATGCGATCGGCAAAGGATAGATTGATGGCACCTGCATCTTTCACGATCTTGTTTGCGGCCTCTAGCAGCGCAACACGTCTGACCTCAAGTGATTGTTCAGTTGTGAGTGCAGATACAGCCTTGCCCATTGAGGTTGCATACGCTAACTCGGCCTCCTTCAAGTCAAGAGTGATGCCGATGCGACCTAACCTCGTAACCTGACCGGTCTGCATGCCTCTGTCAACCTGTGACATGATGCTCTGAACACTTCCAAAGCCCTCATTTGCTAAGATCTTTGAGGCCGCTGTTAAGACACCAAAGTCATCGGCGTTGGCCTTCACACCTGACGCTAACAAGCGATTCGCGCGTTCCATCAGATCCATGTCAGTCATCGTGCCAACGATGCCGTCACGCATAGATTGTAAGATCGCCTCTGCATTTTCAACGCTACCAGAAAGACGATCAAAGCCTTCGGTAACATCATTGATCTCACTACCCTTCACACCAAGTGTGACGATGGTAGCGCCTAGACCGATGACCGCTCCGCTTAAAACGCCTATCGTAACTCCAAGTGGGCCTAACGCGTCAACAAACTTGTCAGCAAACGACTCAACCTTTCCGGTGATCTGATGAAGCGCGGCTGTAAGACGATCATCAAGTTCAATCGTACCTGAAAGTGTGCCGATGTCAAGTAGACTCATCACATTCCCTTTTCAGCAAACATACGATTTGAACCGTCTATCCACGAGTTCAGAACCTGCGTCTGATACTCGAGTGATTGCTTTGGTGCTTCAGTCTCGGGTTCAAAGCGTAGCGCACGAAGAAAGTGTTCGGCACTATACGGTTGCCCATCCTTTGCCTTAGCACCAGCAGAACCTGCGATAACAGAGGCCAGAATGGCGAAGCGGATATCCATCCGATCTTCACCAAACGGCTCGATCTCCGCAAGCGCCCTTATCTCATTAAACTGGTGAGTGTCGATTTGCCGAAGCATCTCATCGACATTCACCCAGCCGCGCTCGTGTGCTAAACGGTGGGCGAAGCGCCGATCTGCACTTCGCCCAAGGCGTTTTTTATTTCAGGCTTTGTGATGAACACACCGTTGAGTTTCATCACCACGTCGAGTAGTCGGTTGACGACCGTGACATCCTTTCGCTTCCACTCCTCGGTGCGACGTGCAATATCAGCCTTGGGCACACGTGAGCCATCAGGATTGATAAAGCTTCGCACGATGAGTGAGAGCATTGAACTCGCACGATCATCCTTACCCTCATCAACAAACTCGAGCATCGAACCAGCGTCGATGGAGCCAAATGTGACTGAGCCGCCCCACTCTTCCACAAGCTCTGTCACGAACTTCGTGTCAGGTGCGGCAACCACGTCATCGATTGATAACTTCTTAACCTGAACTTCTGCAGCTACTGCCATAAGTTTACCCCGTTCTATCTCTGCTTTAAGCATCGCAACCTGGATGTTTGCGACACTGAGTCTAAACAACACTAACTGAATCGCCGTATCTAACGCAAGAGTGTGCTCCTGTGGACTTGATACGAACCGGAGAAGACGGTCTTCATGTACCTTAGCCTCCGGTTCGCATCTTCTTTCAAACTCCTCGAGTGTCATTAGGCATCAATCGCACGGGGTGCTTCCACCGACTCGGTGACACGGCCTGCCCACGTGATGATGATGTTCGCGCCCTGCTTGCTGTCAACTGCAGCTTCATCATACATGAACTGCTGAACGTATCCCTGTCCGGTTCGTGCCACTCCAGACGGGAACAAGAACTTCCAGTTGGCCTTAATGTTGTTGTCGATGTCGTACTGCAACTGATCATGAGATGCGTCACCACTACCGATGTAGTTGATCTTCAACGCAGGATCAGACTGACGCAAGATACCGAGGAGATGACTCTCGGTTTGTTCGTTGTGCGTCGATGTTTCGATCTTGTTACGACTCTTACCACCAGGTGTGACTCCGGTGATCTCGGCGATGGTCGTAAAGATGGGCTGTACCGAACCGGCGCTTCCAGCGATGGTTACGTTCACCGGAATTGAGAACGTGGTCGGTGACAACACAGTAACCCTGTGAGTACCGTTGATGGAAGGTGTGGAGTTCGACCCTGTAATCGTGACCTCGTCAGTACTTGATAATCCATGGGCCGTGGAGGTCGTAACCACGGTCGGATTCGCGAGGCTGTTCGTGGAAATGGTCTTAGCTGCGATAGGCACGATCGCGCCTCTCTTAACCAAGATTCCAGTTGATGTGACCGCGTTACTCATAGTGAAAGCTCCCTCACTGGCTCATAGCGGCGTTAGGCCGCCTGGTTACCTGAATGTTAAACGCAACTTGCACTCGCCCAACGTCATCAGCGCCCATATCAAATGGCTCTTGTAAACAATTAACCTGACGCCACCAGACACCACTGACCAGTTGATTTTTTACCGGATACACGGCCGCATATGCCGCTCCGGCCATCGTTCTCGCTACCGAATATGATTTTGCTCTCGCTACGACCTGTGCGTTCGGTCGAACATATGCCGGTAGTTTTTGTGAGTTATGGGTGTCCTCTGGGCCAGACCCACCCGTCTCAACAACACTAAGATATGGCCCATCACCAGGTGGTATGTTTGCCTTTGTCGAAGCAAAGATGTTTGTGTTAAACGTGCCCACTCCGGCGGCCACGAATACACTAATTAGTTCATCTAAGAACATCTTAAAGCCCACCTAACATCGCGATCCTGTTACGAATGTTTGCGGCTAGTCGTGCGGCCATAAACGCACGTGATTCCATGATGACAGACTCGATGTACTTTGCCTCTCCGATCTTGTGAAACCAATCAAGCTCTTCATGTTGGCTCAAGGCGTATGCACCTGCAGCACCACCGGCGACGATGTCGGCGTAGATCACAGAGCCGCGTTGAAACGGACCCTCAACGTGAATTGACGCACGTAAGACACCGGGTATCGGATAGTTGGGCCCCGTTGGACCACTATACACTGGTGCACGCTTCTTTGATTCGGTCGCCTCAACCTCAGCCTCCTCACGCATAGCCGGACGCACGATCGCAGGAAATTGTCGTGTAAAGCTTCGAATCTTGTCATTCATAGCGGCGACGCCTCGCACTTCATTTGGCATCATGCCTCCGTTAGTGATTCACTCGGCTGAAGAACACGTCCGATCTCTTCAACGTAACGCTCACCGATATGTTTCCAGTTGAAGCGCATTTCTGCAGCACGTCTCAAACCTAACTTTCTCAACGTAGCACGATGTGAATGATCACGATAAACCTTATCAAGTGCGGCCATGAACATCGCTTGGTCAGGAATGCCACCGATAACGTTGATGTAAGGTGGGCCAACCGCCGTTGAGGTGCAAGGAATTAGCTCGATCGCATCCTTTGCCCAATCACCAAGACCCGACCAATCAGGTGCAATACACGGAACACCACACGCCATCGCCTCAATGGTCGTAAGTCCAAAGCCCTCACCTTGACCGGTGTTGATAGACACGTCAAAACAGTTGCACGTGTCTCGCATCTCGTGTTCGGCGATACCGTAAAACACGTGTGGTTCAACAAGCATGAGACGCTCGAGAATTCCGTAGTACTTGCACAGCTGCTGAACGTTGACACCCTTATCACCTGTGGGTGCGACGTGTAAGTACAAGAACGCATCTTCAACGTGCATCCACTCTACCCACTGGGCAAAGTACTTGATGGTTAAGTCCCAACGCTTTCGTGGTTGATTGCGGTTCACGTTGCCCACGATAAACTTGTCTTGATAAAAGTCACTACTCGTTCGACGCTGACGAGCCTCTTTCTTATCAAGTGGAAAGTAAACGTTGAGATCGACACCCAACGGAATGACAGATGCAGGTCCATTATAGCCGCCGATGCGAGCTTCATCAAGACCAAACTGTGTCCAAAAGATCGCATGGGCAAGGCCATTCATGCTTCGTGTCGGAACGTTCTTACCGTCAACGGCAACACACGCCACAACCGGGATGTTCGCATGTTCGGGAAAGTCAGCGAGCAACTGAATGTACGCTGGAATGTTCCACGGATCGTTCTGAAGAACGATGACATCGGGCTTCACCGTGTCACACATCCAGATCAGTCGACCTAGACCCATCTGATCACCACCAGCCATCGCCGCGTAGATGGGATACGGGTAATCATGCGGATCACCTCGATAGCTCATCCCAAGCACCGTGATGTCGTATGTCTTACGTAACACATCGAGAATCTCGTGAGTCGCGCGTGCAAATCCTGATGGAACACCGGCATCTCCAACCCACAACAGCTTCTTCATGATTTTGCTCCAACCAGCGCCGGATGTTGCATCTCCTCAGGAAGATGCGCCCATTTGTTCTTGAAGTTTGTCCTTGCAACACCGAACTTTCGGTGATGGTCCTCGATCTCTTCCGCTGTTGCCCACACGTTTGTTTGGCTACCGAGGTGATTGATCACACACGGAGCGTTGACCTGCACAAAATCGACACCGTGGTGAATCGCCATGCGTACTCGCATGTCGTAGTCGATGTCTTCCCAGTATGCGTACCCTGGAGAGATGGCCTCATCAAACAGTCCGATCTTCTGAATCGCACTGTCTCGTATCAAGTAACACGAATAGCCATAACCAAAAACCAGATCACCAGGTGTATCACGAAGCTTTTCAACAGAGTCCAATTCGAACGTGATGTCGTCATTGGTGATGATGCGTTCTTCCGGAAGCCGTTGAATGAGATGATTCCATGAGGACGCCACTCCTAGTGGTATCGCCGGTGTGAACACTTCAACAGGAAATGAGAGATCACTGATGGCTTCGGCAACGTGATCATCTTTCTTTCCGTTGTCGATAATCACCACAAGCTCAGGCTTAACAGTTCCAGCGTCGGCTGATAACAGTAACTGCCTAAGCAAATCATATCGACGTAACACCGGCACTCCAAGATAGACAGGCTTCATCATTCTTTCCTTATGTGTGCGGTCGAATCAACACCGTCGTTTCCTCAGACCAAACGAAGTCCTCAGATGCGTAACCAGCACGTGCGGCAAAACTTTCAAGATAGAAAATGTCACCACCGTAGTAAGAACCAAACTCACCGCGGTTCATTGGATCATTCGGTAAGAGTGACATCGGTGTGCCCACGTTTCCAACGCGAACGATCCTATCACGCCACAGAATTGCTCCGTTCTTGTATCGCATTCGAAAGATGACCGGTCGACCCGGATATTTTTGAAGAACACCTTCCATGATCACGCGGTGATTCAACGCATACACGTCATCATCATCGAGATGAGCGATGTAGTCACCTTTCGCATAAGGCATCGCAAAGTTACGTTCTGTGTGACCCCAGTCATTACCAGCTAGATGATGCATGCATTTCACATACTTATTGTTCATCACAAAACTTTGCATGTGTAAGTTTAGTGACATGTCACTCACAACAAGAATTTCGTCGCCCGGCCAACATTCGATGGACGCTAACGTCGCAGCTATTGTTTCTCGACACTGTGTAGCGACGATAAAGCTAATGCTCACGCAACCATCAACTCCTTGAGTTTTGCTTCAGCTTCATCAACGGCTTGCACGTGATGCGCCATCCAATTAGAACGACGAGCTAATTCACCCTCGATGAAGGTTTGGTCAGGAGCGTAGCCCGCCCACACATGTTGGATCTCAACGTCCTCAAGCATCACGTTGCGTTCGAGCCTGCCTATCACATCTCGAAGGAAGATGTCACCCCAAAAGATGCGTGGATCAAACAAGAAACCTAACTTGTTCACCACAGTCTTAGATACGGTTGACAGTGGGTAGTGATCCACGTTATGCGTCTTCACTCCAATGTTAAACACGCCATCAGGGAAATGATTAGCGACCTCCAAGATCTTCGGCGCCCAGCCTTCGGTAACAAACACCACATCATCATTGCCTAGCATCAAGATATCTCCTGATGCCACCATTGCAAGTTCATTAAAGAACTGTGGTAAGCTCTCGTAACCCTTCTCTCGCGGTCCGATGATCATATGTTCACCGGCCAAAAAAGATTGCGTTTCAAGGTCGTCATCATCAACACGAAACACCAGCTCAGACGCATTTTCAAATCCTACAGTTGTGCGATCGTAGGAGTCGAGTAGCGTCATCAACATGGTCACACGACCACGTGTCGGCACGAGAACAGAGATCTTCGAATACATTAGTGCCCTGCGTATGTGAGTCCGGACGCCGCCGTTAGCGTTCCGTCTTTGGCTGCCTGTTCTTGCTGTTGACGAATGCGAACATCATCATCCCACTCGGCTTTTGCCCAGCCGTGATACACGAGGAAATCAAACATCTCTCGTTTGATCTTGAACATTTCCTCGATAGTGCAACCGTGTGGACGAACAAGTACCTCGTCACGCGCGGAGAAACCAACGATCCACTGGTTGTCGTAGTTGTAGTCGATGATGTCGATGCCACTCTTCTGCGGGTCAGTCCACCACTGACTACCGGGATATGGGATACCGACAGCAAGGTTACACGAGTTCAGATACGGTTTGACAGACAAGAGCCAGTCTTGTGTCTCTTTCATCGTCTCCATCGTCTCACCTGCCATGCCGATGACGAGGAACGCGATGGTGTAGAATCCGTGGTTGTGGGCGTTGATGATGGCGGCGGTGTTCTGGGCTACCTTCGTGCCTTTTTGGTTCGCGTCCAAAACGCGCTGGGACCCGGACTCAACGCCAAAGCACGTCACCTTGCATGACATGCGCTTGAGCGATTCTGCTACGTGATCGTCCATCGTATTGACGCGCGTGTGGATGCGCGCGGCGAAGGCGTCGCGGCCGAAGGCGGAGTCGACGGCGTCGGCCAACTCGCGCAGCTTGGTCTTGTGTAAGGTGTAAGTGTCATCTTGGAACTTGAACATGCGTACGCCTTTGTCCATCACCAGCGACATCTCTGCGATGATGTTGTGCGGCGAGCGGTAGCGCGGCTTTTGGCCGATCCACGGCGTGCTACAGTAGGTGCACTTGTAAGGGCAGCCGCGTGTGCCAATGAGGGACATCACCGCGCTAGACGCGTCAGGATGCGCCTCATTCGGGAAGAACTTCTTCTTCATCACCGCGACGCCGTCGTTGTAGATGTGATCGTGCGGCAGCAGATCCCAGGCTGGAAACGGGATGGCATCGAGGTCCATGGCGTCAGCCTTATCACCGTAGTAATACGGTTGCAATTTGCCCGCGTCCCAGTCTGATAGAAGTTGTAGAACCGCTACCTCACCTTCCATCACCACAACAGAGTCGAACAATCGGCGTCCGTCTGCTGCCTTGTAATCACGTCGCGATGACAAGGTACCCTTATAATGGTAATGCTCCTGCCGTCCGGCTTCGTAGACCTCCCTCGGCTCATATGAAGGATGCGGCCCGCCAGCGACAAGTAGAGCCTCGGGGTTGCGATCTTTGATATAAGCCGCAAGCTCCAGCGCCTCACCGAACTGCGGAGTACAGAACCCAAACATGTGGACGTCACTATCCATGACCTCGTCAGGCAGATGAATGTTCCCCTCATACCGCTTGTCGAGCATGGAAGTGACGACAATTTCGTGCCCTTGCTCACGAAGAAGCCCGGCGATGTAGAGCACACCGAGCGGCACGTTAGTCTTACTATCGGCGAGCCACGGCGATGATGGAAGAATACAGTGAATTTTCTTTCTTGGGATCTTGCGCAGTGGCAGACCAGATGTCGTCACAGAATCACAAGAACCACCAGACGACATCTGATACGCGCTGTTGAGCGACGAAGCCGGAATGATGTTGCTCATTTGGTTGGTGCCTTTCCGTTGTCATCCGCCAGTTGCTTAGATGCAACCGCAGAAGTGGATGCCGCACGTTTACGAAGACAGAGGTTAACGAAGCTGTAATTATGAACGAAGTCTCCCTTGTATTCAAAGTCAGTTGACCCAACAAAATCAAGTCCGAACGTACTTGGGATACTCGACACGTAGTCAAGAGTGTATGGCGTTATCTGTAAGTGCTTGGACACCGATACATTCCAGTGGTCAGTATCGCGAAAATAATCCGAGGTGATGAAGATGTACCCACCTGGCTTGGTGATGCGGATGAGTTCCCACATCGCCTTATCGTGGTTCGTCACGTGTTCGATGGACGAGATACACATCGTCACATCAAACTTGTCTGTCGCGCCACCCCATCCTGGAACAGCTCCCTCACGCATATCTTCGATGTCGATGGCCCACAGTGGTAGTGAGATGTTGAACGCGCGTCGCTGAGCCTCAACCTCAGGACTGATATCACCATACTGCATGTTGTCTGTGCAGCACAACAACGGAAACTGGGTTGTCAGATACGGGTCAAAGAACGACGCACCACTACCAAGGTCAATCATCTCAGCGCGTTCAGAGACACCAAGTTCTTCTAGCTGCTGGAGGATGCTTGCATATTCCCAGAATCGATGAGGATGCCACTCACGATGTGGAACACCACGATTGACCATGTCTTGTAGGTGAACACGTAGTTCAGCATCCCACTTCACAAGAAACTGATAGTCGTCTGGGTGTAACGAACGATTGTAGGGTCTCATTAGTACGGTTGAACTCCCTCGTAACGTGCCCACAGTTCTTTTATGTTGATGCCGCGTTCTTGTAACTGTTGATGTGCAAGTGAGATGTCTCTCGGCGCCCCATGCATTGGATGAAAGAATAGCGGTTGTGGTATGCGAACAAATTCGGTTCCCGTCTGGTGAAGCTTATACTGAAAGTGTGTTTGTGCGTGACCCCACGCCGTGAGTGATTCGTCTAAACCACCAACTCGCTGATGTGCTTGACGACGTATCATCCACACGCCTGCGTCAATGACCATGTATTGTTCTTCAGTTCCCGGTAACGCACGAAGTTCTGATGGTCCGAAACGTCGCCAGTTTATCGTGTTACAGGCGCCGATGTCAGGTTGTAGGTGATACACGTTTCCAGTAATAAAACCGTCCCAGTCACGTGGCTTTGACGCCATCACCTCATAAAATTTCAACAGCAAGTTAAAGTCAAGTAGGTAATCAGCACGTGTAAACAAGACCCAAGGCGTGGTGGCGTGTGAGATCGCAACATTTGTAGACCATGAGTGTGTCTTGGTTGCATCTCCGTGTTTAAATGAGAGCAGTTCAACGGGCACCGGAAACTGCATGTCATTGATAATGTTTTGAATGGACTGACGTTCATCAGGTGAATCGTTATCCACAATGATGATTGACTGAACTCGTGGGAGATCCTGTTGTCGCACCGTATACAACGCGGCCTCGAGGTTTGATAAGCTTAAGCTCTTAAAGTACGTAAAGCAAATCGTGAGCTTATCCAAGGAACACCTCCGTCGCAACAGGATGTCCAGTTCCCGCGTCGATAAATCCGCTCATGTCCAGTATCGGACCTGTGGTACCGTCGGCTAACGTGATTCGATCACCATCGTTGAGACCAGCACCTCCTGTGGCAGCGTTTAGCTCCGCAATGTCAATGAACATCACCGAAGCACGACTTACCGACAGTTCACCTGTTGATGTTCGAAGATGCTTTTGCTTCCAATCAACGACAGCTTTTAGTGTCACAGGCGCGGCAAATATATCGGTTCCATATCCATCATCACCGGTGTGACGCTCGTATGTCACTGTTGACTGAAGTGAGTCTGTCAGCTTGTCAGCTAACTTAACGCCTGAACGGACGATATCAAGTAAGCTCATGGGATCACATCAAATTCCGCGTATCGTTGCACAACCTCACTCAACAGCGGTGCAACAAACCACGACGGAACCAACCACGACTTAACCGCATCAGGCACAACGTTTGATAGGTATGCAAACGCTTGACTACGAAGTGCTAGTGCGTTTGCGTCAGTATCGGCCTTCTTAAACGATAAGCTAACCGAACCAACGCCCAGGCTCTGAAGGTTCATGCGTGCGACGTCATCATCAGCCGCGCGATCCGCAGCCAACAGCTGACGTGCAAACTCTGCCTGCGCGTTCTTTAAGTCTTGTGGGATCACACCTTCGGTGATCGCAAATCCGTTACGGCTTAACATCCCAGATCGCGGCCACGCAAGTGCTTGTATGGCATCGATAGCCACGCCGGTCCACACAAAAGATGCGTCGAGTAAGTGAGCTGCAGTTCGTAGCGCGGCCTCACGTTTCGCATCTGTTGCAGCAGTCCAAACGGTGTCAAAGATACCACCTCGATAGGCAGCATCATAAGAGGCAGCCTCAACAAGACTCGCATAGCTATCAGCCAGCCCAGATCCAGGTGTAACGACGAGTGGCATTTCTTGCTCCTTAAGTTGTCGAGGAGAACAACGTTCTCCCCGACCGGCTTACAACCTCGCCATGACTTTCTTATCGTCCATCGTCACCTCGATAGGTCCGGGTTTCAAGTCAGGAGGGACAAAGCCCTTGATGCTTGTATCGGTCCAGCGTGTAACGGTGGCATCGCGTCCACCGATGGTGACACGGCCTTTAGTCAAACCAAAGCCTTCACCATCGATGTTAAAGGGACCACCAGGACCCGTGCCCGTAAACTTAAATGCCCCGGCCTTTGCAGGTGTTGACGGAGGCGGTGCTGGTGGCGTAGGAGGTGAAGGTGCACCTGAGGGTGGTGCCGCCGTCACTGGTGTTTCCGGTGTAGTCACTGGAGGTGCTTCCGGTTTGTCTGCCATTTGAAAACTCCTTACGATTTGACCGGTGTGGTTGACCCGCCCTGCTTGGGCACTTGCTGTGGAACGGTTGTGCTTGTCGAACCAGGAGGTGCCTGTTCGATGACTGTGTTGTGCGGACCGGGCGTTGACAAAGCATCACCACCCTTACCGTCAGTTGGCGTCTTCTTTACGTCGGGCGCAGGCGCGGGCGCCGTCGTTCCGGGTGCCGTCACAGGATTCGCCGCCGGTGGATTTCGCCCTGGTGGGTTCTTCACGCCGTCGGTTGCTGTTCCGACGCCACCGGGCGCCGGATGCGGAGTTGCTGGGTCAGGACCGGAACGCGTATCCGTTCCGTCGGGTGCTGTTCTAGGATCATTCTGAGGCATTGCTTTGTCTCCTGCTCAATGATGGGACCGGATTCACAGCCGGTCCCGATTTGTGTTTACACACTTCCGATGACGATCCCGCTGTTGCCATCGTAGTCCGAACGAACTCGAGGCACCATGATGGCCATCACGAGCCAGAAGAGCGTGAAGCCATCGAGTGACGTCCACGGAATGACCGTGGGTGGCTGACCGGTGACCATGTCGATGACATCCGAGGTCATCTGCACGATCACAGCCTTGTTGACAGGGAGCATGTCGGCGGTCTTGATGCTCTGAAGCTGGTCAATGGCAAGCAGTCGCTGACGAATCGTCAACGTACCGTTGGCCTTGAAGTCGCGGTCGATGCCACCACCGAACGCGGTGCCGACATACAAGTTGTAGGGACCGTACTTCTTGTCAGCCTGCAACTTCGAGATCATCGCCGCAACGTCGGTGTAGATCTGATCACCGGTCGCGGTAACCCACGAGGCGGTCAACGTGTGAACGTTGGCGTTGGGAGCGTTCAACAGACCGGGTGCGCCGTAACCACCGACTACGAGTGCTGAACCGTCAACGGTGGTCGTACCGTTGATGGCCGCATCCTCGATGGCCTCATTGACACGACGAGTGGCCTGCTTGATTAGCGCGGTGTCCAACGGCTGACCGACTCGCTGCGACATCTTCAACGTGCGGATGCCGAGGCTGAAGTCGTCGGTGGTCAGATAGATGGGCAACCGATTGATGATGCGATCCGGCAACTGGTTTTCACCACGAGCCGACGGAGACATCGTGCGCTGTGCACCGCCCGACTTTCCGGTGCTTTCCCACTCGAGCTGGGTGACCGACAGAGGATCGGTCAGTGGGTAGGTCAGACCCGCTGCCATGATGTCGGCAGCGAACGTCAGACGTTCGAGACCAACCTCAACCACGGCCTTGTCGACCGCGATCTGCGCACGATCACTCAACGGCGAGAGCGACCGCAACGACGCGATAGAGAGTTCACCATTCTCTCCGAGTGAACGAAGCAACGCACCGGCGATCGGACTCTTGGTGTTGCCGGTCGTAAACCGCATGTTTTCAAACATCTCAAATTCCTCCAGGACGTCTGTTAAGACGCTAGTTAAACGACCTCAACACGGATGCGAGCGTTCGCAGGTCCGGCCGAGTTGTTCTTGGTTTCCAGCGCGACGAACAACGCGGTGCCCGCGGCG